CGATACATCTCACGATGACCAGACAACGTACCATGGTCTGTGATTGCGATTGCTGGCATGCCTAAAGCACTAGCACGGTCAACATACTCTTTTGGAGTTGCTACGCCGTCAAATAGTGAGTAATGGGTATGTACGTGTAAGCCTACGTAGTTCATATTACCAATCTGTGTTGGTAGATGAAGTTACAGATGGAGTATCAAACCCCAAATAGAACGCTTCTTGCTCTGCGTATGGAATCTTGCGTAATGCAGACTCTAGTGGATAAGGCTTGATGTCTCCCCAATTAAATGGTTCCTTATCTGGTGCTGATGGAATTAGTGTGTAATTAGTTTCAGTTCCCTGACCATTACGCTTCAACTTCCATAGTACGTTTGAGATGCTTCCTGTTTCAAGCGCATACTCACGAATTGTATTAAATGATGACTGCTTGCTAATACCCATGTTCCAAATTGCAACATATGGTGCTTCAATGCCATCGTCTACAAGAACGTTGCAGTAGAAACGAAGACGTGCTCTCCAGCCAGCCTTTGGATCCTTACGATGCATCTCTTCTGCCCAGTCACGGCCTTCTGTTTCCATTGTGTCTACAGCCTTACGCTTGTAGTCCTTTGGGTTTGTGTGTTCCTTAACAACTAGTGCAAGTCCACGCTCTGCATTATAGTTTGCAGAATCTTCGTCCAACTCTTCAATGAATCGGATCTTTACTGATTGTCCATCGGCAAGTTTTAGCCACTTAACCTTTGGTGCATTTTCATCATACTTTGGCTTTTCGAGTAGGGTTTCGATGTTCTTTAATCCCTTTACAATACTCATATTTTTCTCCTTCGTGTTGTTGTTTTTAGTTTAGTATTAGTTCAAAATGTTTTGCAATTGATAAAATTGCCAATAAAGACCACAAAATATTGAACCAAATAATTGTGGGTAGAGTCTTTACTGTTGATGACCATATCAAAGCCAGGCTTGAAACCAAAGCAAATATATATAACCACCAAAATTGTTTGCCTAGAAGAAGTCCAGGAAATATAATGCAGATCTTTGTCATAAAGGCAAAGAACTCTACAGTATTGGGCTTATTCCAATAAGACTTAAATCTCATCGTTTTTAAGGCTTCTAGCCATTGTGTTCTAAATTTCATATTTCCCCCATTAGATACTAGTTTAGCATAGCCGATATGGATTTGTCAAACTGAAACTCTAGGTTCTTAATTTCTTCATCTTCCATATCACCTATGTCTTTATATTTTTTGTCAAGTCTAATAATAGTAACTAAAGATCCAAGTTTTTCAACTAACTTATCTTTCATTATATTGCCAGCCTCATCGTTGTCTGCAATTAGTACAACGTTTGTGAAGTACTTTTCTAACAACTTAATCTGCGAATTAGATACATTAGCACCAAGAGTAGCAACTGCTGGGAAGCCTACTTGGTCTAGCCTAATAGCATCAAAAGATGATTCAACTACATATACTGTACCAGATGATTTAATTCTGTGCAGGTTAAATAATATTTTACCCTTTGGCAATCCTGGTGTGTTTTTAAAGTCTTTACCCTCAATTGTTCTTGCAACAAAACCAAGACACATTCCATCTGGTGAATGCATAGGGATGATGATTGAGTCTTGCTTTTCTGAATAGCCAAGTGAAAACTTTGTAAATGAAGAACTGTTAATCTTTCTATACTTAAGATAATTCTTAGGCTTTTCATCTGCAAGCAATTGGTTGTGCAAACGCTTTAATATTAATTCATCATATGGAGTAAACTCTGGTGGGGCTACAAGAGTTTTATTAACTAACTTTTCAATATCGTGTTCTGTTTCTTTACTTTTAATATAACGAACTGCCTCAAAATATGTTCGTCCAGACATGTGCATAATTAATTCTTCTAGGTTCTTTGTTGTCTGGCAACCAAAGCAAAAGAATAGTCCGCTATCTTTTGCAACTTCACCAGCAGGCGTTCTATTGTTATTGTGATATGGACAAAAGATTATAAAGTCATTGCCAAACTCTGCCTCAATATCAACTCCAGAACCAACAAGAACACGCTTAATCTGTTCTTGTGTGTAAATATTAAGCATTACCTATACTCCTTTTTTGACCAAAACTTATTTTTATATGTTCTAAATAAATTAAGAGTCATCATATTTCTATGTATATAGTCTGAATTTGGATCATAGTCAGACTTTTCTGATTCCCAAACTTCTCTCTTTATTGGTATTATTTGTGCTATTGGAGTTCCTTCTGGAATTAGTCCTTCAAAGTTATCTTTAAGAAAAAATGGTAAAAAAAGTCTGTTTGGAAACTTGTCCGTATCAACAAACCCAGTGACTGTTGTAAATGGAAGATCATATCTTTGTGAAGGGTGGGTGATCCATAAACTATATCCACTTGGAGTAATAACTTGCCAGTCCATGTGCCATCTAAACGAAGTTGAATGATGTCCTAACGGTATTGGGAAGTTACCTAAAACTGATGGCTTTTGTGTATCAACTGGAGTAAAATCTACCTTCCACTCCAATCTTGGAGTATATTCTTTTTCAGAAGTGTTGTTTACCATTATGTCGCATGGAGTAACAAAAGTATATCCAGCAGTTAATGAGTCTACCAGCGGAGTGCATAACTTATACGTTCCATCGGCTCTTTGTGATTTTATATAATCATTACTATTGTTAGTAAAAAGTTTTTGATTTTTATACCATTGAGGGGCATAAACTTTAGAGGGTTTTGGAGAATCTAAAAGATACTTGGCTGCAAGAGTTGACTCTTTAAAAGTAATCTTTTTATTATTATTTTTTTTAAACATTACTTATCCTCATAGTCCTTATACCTGTAGTAACCTTTATCAAAATCTACTTGGACTAGAAAATCTCCCATAAACCCATTACGATTCTTACGGAAAACACATTCAATGATATCACTATTAGTTGCACGACCAAGTGCCATAACCCAGTCAGCATCATATGCAATCTGTCTAGACCAAGCAGTTTGTCCAAGTGTTGGAGGACTTGACAGATCCTTTACGTCATCTGGTGTAGCAGATGAGATAGCAATAATAGGTACTTCTTCACCAATAGACATTAGTTTAAGTTCTCTTGAAAGGTTCTTCATTCGTACCGTTTCAGAATCAGCCTTTTGGTTTGGTGACATAAGTTGAAGGTAATCAACAACAACAAAGTCTGGACGGTACTGATCAATCTTTCCACGAATAACGGAAGGTGTTACTTCTCCACCACTATCATTTGAGATAATATGAAACTCTGGGCGACCAGCGACCTTGTTGGCATGCCATTTCTTAAGCATATCAATCTCAACTTCACCATTGGATAATTTTCTATGTGACCAAAGTCCCTCACCCATAATTGCAAAAATACGATTACGAACTTCTGTTTCAGACATTTCAAGAGAAATAATAAGTGGTGACTTGCCTTGCTTCCATGCCTGAACTGCAAAGTATAAAGCCATCCAAGACTTACCTATTCCTGGGTAAGCAAGAAATACACCTAACTGTCCTGGCATAATTCCAGATGGAAGGTAGTTGTCAAACCCTGGAAGGTTTGTCTTAATTCCAACCTGCCCAGTAATCTGTTGCTGTTGAACCATTTCGTAGTATGCAACTGCAGACTCAAGATCTGTTGCATCAATATCACGAATTGCAGAAGTATTCTTTTTTAATTCTGATGTCTTTGTAATTAGGTGCTCAAGTGCTTCTCCACCATTACCGCTTTGTACTTCTCCTGCAGCATTGCGTAAAATATCTTTTAGACTGTCATTAAGATATTCTGTTTGTAGTTCTGCTAAGTGATGCTTTGTTGCTCCAATACCTGGAACTGGTTCAAAGTCTCTAAACTTTTCTGTAACTAGGTCTGCTGGTGGTAAGCATTGATTGTTTTCAGAATACAAACGAATAAAGTTCCATACATCATTATGTGTTCTTAGCAATGTCTCAACATTTGCCTGTAGTAGTACGTGAATTTGTTTGTCTTGCAATACTGCAGAAATTAACTTTGCCTCTGTATTATTCACTTAACCACTCCCTTGCTAATCTCCTGCGCTCTTCACGTTCTTTTTTATCTTGCTCTACTTCTGCTTTTCCGTTAATAATCTTTTCTGCATTATATGCAAAGTAATTCCATGATGGATCTTGTGCAATGCTAAAGTAATATTCAAGAATATCATAACACTGTGCAATACCATATGACTCTACAAGGGCATCAGCAGCCCACTGCTCAACGTTTAGATTCATGTTAGACTTCTGCTCATACCGTTGCAAGTAAAACTTGTTAAACCTACTGAGCAAAGCCATTCGGTCTTTGCGATCAGCCATTATTCTGAGATTTCAGATTTTGCTTCTTGAATCTTTTCTGTAAGTTTATCTTCTACAAACTTATAGACACGACTAAAAGCCTCATCTACATTTTCGCCATCACGCTTTGAGTCTACAATACCCAAATCAAGGCGTAGTGACTGAAAATTTCCTAGATTAAGTGTATATCCAAGTGTTACAGATACTTTTGTATTATCGTTTTCCATTGTCCACCCATTCAATAATTAAATAGATTCACTCCACACTGGAATAAATCGTCCATCTTCTGTCTTCGTATATGTAAGTATACCGTCTCCCATTCGCCTTGTCAACTCTTGGCTTGTAGGAGTCATGTTGTTTGTTATTAATTTATCTTTTCTTGGCTGCCCAATATGTATAGTTGAAAGTATAGCACAAATCTCTCTAACGTGGTCTTCTGAATAGTATGCTCTTATTTGAAAACCTGTTTTACCATCAATGCTAGATCCAACTGGTGGAGGTATGACTCCTCGTTTTATTAGTCTTGGCATATATTTTCTATGACGATTAACTAACTTAGCAGTCTCTGCAATTGTATATGCTCTTTTTCTATTTCTTCTAAAGTCAGAACGGAGACAAGTTTCTAATCTATCTTTGTTAATATTATAAACAGTTACCATACCTGTTGATCTAGAACTGTGATGAAGTCTTACTAAGTCTCCATTAAGAAACCAGATTTTTTTACCGCCAGAAATTACAGGTTCGCTATTATATGCTTCGCTCTGAATTTTTCCTTTTGCAGTAACCATTTTCCCTCCACAGATTCGCTAGGTGGATGATAAAATTTTCTATTTCCACACTTGACACAATATGATTCTAGGTGATCTATGTTTGAGTGTATTCTATCAACAAACATTTTTCCTTTACATCTTTTACAAGTCATGTTAGTTTGGCACTCCAATTGCAATAACGTTAACTCCAACAGAGGCTGTTCCAGAAGTTCCAAACTTTACAATAAACTGAACCTCTGAAGTTGTTATAGAAGTTATTACAACGCTTGTGTTTGATCCAGCAGTAGTACCACTTATATTTACAATTGATGCAGTAGCAATTGGAGGAAACTTGAAGTTAGAAAATGTTACAGAGTAAGACTTTTCCTGACCTGCAGTTACTGTTTCGTTATTTGCAATTGATTTATATTTTCCAACAAACTTTGTGTCTGAAGTTTTTAAACTCTTTTTTTCTGCTCCAACTACGTCAACATCTGTATAGTTATATGTTGCATCAGAAATAGAAGTAGAAAGGTCATTTACAGCCTCTGCTAACTGATAAATATATGTAACATCAAGAGGTTGTCCTCTTTCTGGTAGTGGTACTTTTGCCATTTTATTCCTCCTATTAGATTATATCAAAGGTTGTGATCCAGAATCAAAGATTCCTAATCCTGCCTTTATTTGCTTTTTAGATGATGCTAGTTGTATTTTTACACGTACAGTTGTTGTTCCTTCATTTAAAAAAGAATATGAGTGAACTGCCGATGTACCGTGCCAAAAAAATGGGTTTCCATCAAAACTAACAAATACATCATATGCTGGATGAAGGTTTTCATCTCCCCACACTGCTGTAATTATTTCTTCACTTATTGACAATGCGCCAGTTGTTCCAACTACGCTAGTGCCATTGGAGTTATATATTGGAGACCAATGAGATGTTCTGTTTCTATCTTCAGAAATAATCCTGTATCTTGTGTTATATTTTAAAGTATCAAAATCAACTGGGGGCAATGCTGATTTTAAAATTCTTGTTTTTTTAATATTTGCATCAGCCATTATGTTACACCAATAGAAAATCTAAATTCAATATAATTACTTGTATTTGGTGATTTGATAATAGTTGTAGCAGTATCATTTTTAATAACTGAATAACCTGTTAGTCCATACAAAGGATTTGTTGTTGCAATATTTTCAAGTCTCATAGCATCTAAAGCAATGTAGTAATCAGAGGATGGAAGAGGTCCACCACTAATCCCAGTATCAATAACACAAGCATAAATCTTAACAACAGTGACTGCTTCCCATGTAAAGTTTTGAGTTGTGTACAGTTCTTGTAATTGCTTCTTTACTACAAAGTATCTATTTGTTTCAAAGTCATATCCATCAAAACCATTTTCAATATCAACTTCAAACCTTGCATACACATCTGGCTCTGCAACATCGGTTCCAGCAAAATCAACTAATATTCTAATTGTGTCTGGAACTGCTACAGAATCTCCATCTTTATTAACTAAAGAAAATGCAAGTCTTAATTCATCTGTTGGAGAATTTTTAGAAAAATCAACATTTGGTGCAGTTAAGTGTATATGGTTTGATCCTGGCTCAATAACAATATGATCAACTCCACCAGATCCACCGCCATCTAAACTTAAATCTGAATCGTCTCCTTGAATCAAGATAGTGTTATTTAAAAACCTTGCACGCTCATATCTTTCAAGACGATTTGTTTTATAAAAGATAGAGTTGTCTGCATTTGTTTGAAACACTCCATCTGTTACAATAACATTATCATCTTCTGGATCATCTAAAGGAACTGATATTGTTGGTATTGCTGTTGCTGCATTTGCTGTATGATGAATCCATGTTTCTCCTTGTGCAAAAGAAAATACAGTCTTACTGTCGTTAGCGCCAGCAGAGGGGTTTGATCCTGCAGAGTATAGACCTACCTCTGTTATTTCATATCTTTCTTCTGTTGGCAGTTCTGCTGTTAAGACTATCTTATCTATACCGTTTTCATTTATAAAGCCTCTAGAGGAAATTGGTACTCTGAACATCTCAAAATCTAGGTTTGTTTTTGTTGCAAAATCATCGGCAACATCTTCTGTCTGTAATGGCTGGGGACCGCAGCCAACTGCAAGATATGAAGCATAAGCAGGAGCCTGCCCTAGCATATATTTTCCGATTATACTCTTACCTTTATTTGTAATCATGATACAGTTTCTCCAAAGTTCGCTTCATATATTGTACCATTTATGGCGATTTGAACCTCTATCTGTTCATCATTATTCATATTAACAGTCTCAATAATTAAATCTCCAGTTGCCTCTTCAATATAAACATTTTCACCATTAACCCCGTTTCCTTCAAGAGGAACCTTTTCTTCAAACTTAATTGCAAAGTTAGCAAAATATGTATCTGAGGTAGACTGTAGCCTTAAAATATTATTTGGGTTATATCTTTGCTGTACCAATCCAAGATTTTTAATTGGTGAATAAGACACTCTTTGGCCATTTATAATATCGTTTCTAGAAACACTTAACAACTCATGACCACCAATATCTTCAAATATTAAATCTGTCATAATTTCTACAGACATAGATTGATCATCAAAAAGAACAGTGTCTATTGGCGCAGTTTTTGTTGGGGGTGTAGAGTATGCCGTTACTACTGTTGCGTTTGACGGAGTTTGTGGAACTGGAGATACTGTCATTTTAAACCTCACTCAAATAGATTGTCATGTTTGGTCCACTTTCTGATCTTTGATACTCTATATTATAAACTACAAACCTAGAAGAATCTTTAGAAACTAAATCTAAACCAGAAGAATCTTTGTAGTTTATCGTTACGATGTCTCCAAGTTGTAAAGTTGGAATGCTAAATATGTTCATTCCAACAGATTTTTTAGGCACCATTAACTTATTTATAATCCAGTTCATCATTGCATCTGCATCATCTTGTGTTTGAATATAAGGACTATCAATGGTAAATTCATTTTTCCCGTATGTTAATCTGCTTAACTTTATTTCATCATATCTTGACTTTTCAACTAATGGAGAGTATGTTAGTGTGCTTCCAACTAGTTCTGGGTCAGATAGATTGCCACGCTTCTTAAAAAATTCATCTACAGTTAATTCATGTGTAGTATCTTGTGTAAATGTAATTCCTTGAATTCTTAAAAAGTTTCCAGTTGTTTCATCTAGGTTCAATGCCTTATCTGTTGAATTAAATATTAAAAATTCTGCACCATATGAGT